CAGTACATCACATTCTAATGATAGTTGAACATTCGTATCATTCAATATTTCAATATCTCGAATGAAATAAAAACGATTAAATGTATCTATATGGCAATAATTACAATTAGTATAATCTTTATTCCCAGTGTTAGAAAGTACAATGATAGGTGAAACAATACTATTTCTAGTTTTCATTTTAATATTCAATGTGTGAATTAATGTTAAACTTTTATTAATCACATTTTCATTATCTAATGTTTGATATAACTTCAATTCCATCTAATCACCCCATATAAAAATAGGGTGCAGATAATTGCACCCCATAAAACTAATTATCCAATAAAGAATACTACATAGTTTTCGTTTAAGTCATTGAAATAACCTGCATCAAATTTATAGAAGTTAGTATAAAATTCTGCTTTTGGATTGTAGTTTGTTGTTACTCGCCTATCAAGGTTTGATACTCCGATACATTCTCGGTCAAACATTACACCGATAATACCCGAAGCATTTACCGTTGCTCCAGTAGAAGTTTTCACATTGATTGCTGATACATCATCAAAACTATATGTAGTTCCGCTACCTTGCCAATATGGAACAGTTTCATGAGCAGGTAAAGTAGCCATGCTTTCATTTTGCAAATCAGCTTTTAAGAACACATTACTTGCTTTTTCAAAGTCTGACAATAGAACAGTAGATAAATATTCACTACTTGTAAATCGTTCTTTCCCACCGATATTAAACAATGTAGAAATTTTACTCATTCTATCACTATATAAACTAATCACATATGTAGCGTATCGAATGAAATCACTATCAGATAATGCTTTTTCTTTTGTCACTGTTCTAGCATATTTATCATTGTATAGTTTTAGAAGGTTTACCGCTTTTACACCAGTAGAAGTCAAATCTAATGTATCTACATTGAATAAATCAGCGTTTAAAGTTTCAGCAGTCATATTATTGATAGTTCGCATAATCAGACTATCTAGTTTTACAGTCATCGAATTTTCTACACTAGTAGATAACATTGAAATAAAACCGTTCAATTGATTCGCATTGGAGAAACTTTCTTTTACTTGCCTTTCCGTAAATGACAATGGAATTTCAAAAGTAACTTTGCTGTTGAAAAATTTAGCACTGACTGATGGCTGATAGAAAATATCAGGCGAATAATCCTGACCATTCTGTAAATTGTATGAACCGTTTTCACTAGCGGCAGGCAAATCAGCGGTAACTTTTTCTAGAATAGAACCGTACTCCCATGAGTCCATCAAAACAGAGGGAGCACCACCGCTATATGAACGATTTTTGAATACTACTTTTCCGATATGGTTCACTAATTTTTTAACATAATTATCTATATTATCAGAATCAATAATGCTTTTACCAATATCAACTACATTTGATAAATCTTCTGATAATACTCCTGCTTCACCTAGAATTTCTTGTGTAACCGTATTGACTAATGTGTGCAATTGAGTAATTTTCATTTGGGAATATCTCCTTTTCTAATAAATTGGTAATGAAACAATTTTTCTAACATCTTCACAAATTGTATTGATAAAACTAGAATTAAATAATTCTAATTGCTGCCTGATAGCGTTCATATTCGTATGAGTGGTAGATGAATTTTTAGTAGATGTTTTATTAGTATCATCATTCACCGTATTAGAATCACTATCATTCGGTGTCATTGTATCTTCATTAAATGCACTGACATTACTTTCACTATTACTATCACTACTTCTTATTATATCATCTTTTGCGGAAGCTTCAACTATTACTCGACTTTCGACACCTAATAATATTTCATCATGCAGCAATTTATATTTGTTATTCCAGTTATCACCGTAACTAATGGATATGATACGTGCGACATCAGGGACTGTTAAGCTTTCCATACTTGATGGAATTGTTTTTGCACCGTATCGCATTTTATAAATTAAATCCAAATTAGCAGCACCATATTTGGTAATGAATGTAGAAGGCGTAATAGTATTGATTTCAGTAAATAAAGAGCCATCTTTCACCCATTCGTTAAATACCATTAAGTCACCTTCTTTTCATCATCTACATCATATGCGGTTTCAGTATTGCTGCTTGAAAGCCCTGCTTCGCCGTCTCGTGGCATTTCATTTACATCATATGCGGTTTCAGCATCTTCATTTGTGGGCTCTACAATCGCTTCAGCAGCTTCTACTGATGGCTCATCAGTCGCTTCAGCAGCTTCTACTGATGGCTCATCAGTCGCTTCAGCAGCTTCTACTGATGGCTCATCAGTCGCTTCAGCAGCTTCTACTGATGGCTCATCAGTCGCTTCAGCCGCTTCATCAATATTTCTTGCTTTCCAGATAGAACCGAATTCGACTGTACTTTCCAGTGAATACATTTCATTTAGTTTCTGGATTCCTCGTTCACGATTCAATAACATATTATCAACAAGTGGGTATAAATTTTCCGTATTCATATCTACTTCACTAGAATTTAATCGTTCACGCTTCATATTAAAGTTAGCATTTAAACCCACTTCATTACATAATGTAGCTTTTAAATATTGGTTGAGTTCGATTAATTGGGTAGTTACACCACTATTAGAAGTTTGTGCGGTTTGTGCTTTTATTCCCTCAAATAATCTATTTTCACCAATGATACCTAATTCACCTTCAATAATTTTCTTGATATATAATTCAGCACTTTCTTTTGTTGAATCATCACCAGCACTAATTAAAGTTTGAATTCGTGTATTGTATGAGTTTAAAAACATAGTGATTTCATTTTCAATCAATAATGAATTATATTTTTCATATAGGGGAAGCAGTCCTAACATCATATCATCATTTTTAATGAGTACACCATCTTTTTCAATATCCAATGCAGCACTAAAATTAATGTATGGATTGTTGATAATAATTTTTGTTGGGTCACCATACGCATTTAATTCCCCACCTACTGAGCCTTGAAACGCATATAGATTATCATTTACTTTTGTAATGAATGTGAAACCTTTTTTCTGTAATTGTTTTTCAATTTCTACACCAGGTAAAGAAAGGGGTAAGCCTTCGTAATTAAACATTGATAATGTGCGTGCTAACATATATCTATTTAAAGTTTCTATGTTAGCACTTTTATTTTTGTAATCGTACATAATCAATCCCCCTTTCTATTATGTTCTTCTATTCTATCAACTAAACTTCCAATAGTATCGGTGTTCTTTACAATGGTTGATTGAAATTCTCGTACTAATTCATTCGTTTTGATTAGTTGATAAAAGAGTGCAACTGAAATTGCTATTGGGAAGCCTACATTACTAATCATGTTCATTAGCCCATTTTCCATTTTCTCACCCCTTTTTACATATTTTCAAATAGTTATTAATTGAATCCCCTACTTCGTTATTTTGGAAATATACCCTATCAGTTTCAAAATACCACAAAACACGTTTTTGTAATTTATTGATAGGCTTACATATATTTCTATTATAATTCATTTTAGGCACATAGTCAAGTGTATATATCAGGTCTTTATTTTCGTTTTGTATTTCAGTAGTTTTAATATGAATGAATGTAAATGTCACATCTTTTATTGATACAATTTCACATTGATAGATATTGTCATTAAACATAATGAAGTAAATAAACTGAATATCTTTTGGTTTAAATTTCATTGGAGCATGAGGGTAAATATCTAATTCCCATGCACCCCCAGTAATCATTTCTAGTTTTGGATTGTCGAACGCAAAATAGAAATTGTTTTCTTTTTTGGATTGTGTGCTGGCACAATATTCGACGGCGACCGTCAATTTACTATCCCCGTATTTATATACGTCTATTGAGCCTTGTTTCATTTTGAAAACGTGATTTAAACCCATTTCTTGAAAGTATGGGCAAAATTTATTGACTGTATTTCCTAACATATAAATAACTACATTTGTACGCTGCCGTACGATTGTAGAAACTGTATTCATAAATAATACAAATTCATCCTGTAAATATAATTGTTTAGTTAAAAATTCATCAAATATGATGGTTTCAATTTTCGGATATGATACTGATTTATTATGTTCATTCTCTGATAATGCGAAAACATACCCTAAACATTGTTCATCAGAATATACCACTTTACCATTTTTATAATTACATAAATAGAATTTACCACTATAATAATAAACCCCAGTATATTCACCATTCGTTAGTTTTTCCACTTCACCATTTTCATTAATAGCATTAAAGATACCACTGGCTCGTTTACCGGTAATATCTTCTTTCCATCTTCTTACATATGCTAATTGACCACCCTCTTCTATATATGTCTTCAATCCATCTAATAGAACCGCATATGTTTTACCATTGGAGCGTTCACCAAAAATTACATTATACACCGCTTTTTTCTTCTTAATATTTTTTAAACTATAAAATTGTGTCATTCGTATTTTACCCCCTTATATAAATAACCCTGCATAAAGTTTCTAATGAATTCACCGTATTGTTTTGATATGGATAATGTGAATTCACAATTTTCTAAATGAATTCCACTTTCTACACTGATAATTGAATCATTCCCCTGATAGTCTTTAATCATAAATTTCATGTAATCATCTATATAGGTATGTGTCATTTTACCAGTTTTTTCTTTTGGTATATATAATTCGTCATTGAACATTTTGAACACTTTTTCATAATCACCATTACACTGCTCAATCATGTAGTTTATTCCGTTTTGTTTGGATAACCCAGCGACCGTTAAATGAAGTTTATCCCCATCTTGTACTAGGTATCTTTTTGCACCTAATGTTTTAAAACGTGAATATGTTCCCTCATAATCCCACATTCCGATTAATTTTACTTTACCTTTTTGAGTTTTTGGCGATAGCAATTTTTTATCAAGTTTATAATGCTCACACATAGTTTCTAATTTAGCTTTTGTCATATCATTATACCATTTGGTATAATCACTATGTTTTTCGTAATTCAAGCATTTTATAGAATCTGTATCAGAATAAATGTAATCTTCTCCCATTGCTAGAATCCCAGTCCATAGGTTTTTCCTAGCATATGCGGTCACGAAGACCCCCCAGGGATAATAGAGAAAACGATTTTTACTATCATTATATTTTTCTATTTGTTCTTCCACGTCTGGAGGCTCTTCACCCCATTCGGTCGTGTAGGTATAAGTTTTATTAATTACATCAGTAACACACATACCATAAACGCTATTTAGCATTCCTTTACTTAATAAATATTCGACTTCTTTCCCTTCTACCCCTTTTAAAACTGTTTTATTTTGATATAAATTTAAGATACTTTTTATAATATCTTTTGGTAAATATCCTTTATGATACCTGATGACATTTTGAACGCTGATATTATCCCATGAGTAGCATTGTTTTATTATGTCATAATCTACATTAGTAACGGTCATCGCTAATTCATCAGCACTATAAACCCTGCCATTATTTATTACAGGACCTTTTAAAATGAAACATTTACTTTCACTTATGTAGTTTTCATAATGTATTTTAGGTTTCACATTTGAAAGTTTAATATCGAATACTAAACAATATTGTTGGCAATATAAATCTAATTGACTCACTGATGTCACATCAATTTTTTTACCCCTACTCATGGGATATTGTTCTGCTAACATTACAGATGGATAACTAGAAGTGAAATCAATACTTGATACATTTTCCAGTAACTTCCCACTATAATTTACATTCGCATGAGTGAAGCCGCCCATGAATGCCCTTTTTAACATTACATATTCATCTTTATTTAATGTTAAATCATTCATAATTTTACGGTAACGAATATATTTTCCTTTTCCACTTTTCCTATGATTGGTAGATGTATAATAACAATTACTTCTAACATAGTTTCTTACTCTACCAGTGTTAGTTAGTGGAATTTTTGTTATATTACCATATTGTTGTATTTGTTCATTAATGTACGCATTTACTATCACAATATCGTTTTCACAATATCCCATTTCCTTTTCATCTAAAGTAGTATTATAAGTTCTTATTTTACTATAATCTAAATCACCTACCATTTTTTCTACTTTATGAAACGCTAAATTTTCAGCAGTTTTCTGTAATGAGTAACCACTTAAAATATAACTATCACGAAATTCAATTCCAAAACTACATAAT